CCTTACTTTCATGTTCCTCTAGTAAACTTGCAACAACTATCTTTTCTAATTGCTTTTCAGATTTAATCATCTTAGTAACTACATGAAAAAGTTGTGTTGAAATGTCAACATTGTATTTAGCTTTCAATCTCTCTAACCATGTTTTAATTTCACTTGAAACATGAGTAGAAACTGGAAGCCACCTATTTTTATTATTAGAATTTTCCATAATAAATATGACCCTCCAAGGTCAGTTATAAGTTAATTTTCTGATTTCATCTTTTCAGAATCGTCAGCCAAGATACACATCTTGATATCAGAAAAAATTGATGGCGAGAGAAAAAATATTTACTAGTAAATACTTTTTCCCTCCACCATGTTGTTGTGATTAAAGACTAGACATATCGATACTAACTTTCTCGCCAAAAGGCAGTTCATCAGTACAATAGTTTTCGCCACCAGTTAATGCCCATATTACTGGAACATTGGGTTCAACTTCCGCACTACAACTTCCGTATCCGTCTGTAAAATAAATAAAGGCTAATACATCGTCTGTATCATCTGTATATTCATTAAACAAATTGAAAGGCGGTTCAAAATCAGTTCCGCCACCGCCACGAAGTTGGAACTCTAAATCATCGCAATCAAGTTCGTATTCATCCCACCACTCGCCATTACTATTTTTGATAACAGTCGTATCACAATAGCAAACTCTAATCTTATCTATACCGCACTCGTCCGCAAGGGATTGAGTTTCAGTAGCAAAGATATTAAGTTCTTCTTGGGTCATAGACATACTTGTATCAACTGCAACTACAATCTCGCCACCTCTAGGCTCTTTGTCTTTGCTAGGTAAATTAATACCTCGCCAAGAATGTCGCCTATTCAATCTAGTCCAAGTAGGATTCGTTGAGATAGCAGACTGCAATAAGTCTCGCAATACATCAACCCAGTCAACATAAGTTTCATTGAGTTTTTGCACCGCACCACGAAGAGAACCAACAGAACCACTTCCAATACTATCTAACTTGTCAGCCATTGTGATAGTTCTTTGAAGTTCTTCTTGTAGTTCAGCCATTTCAGTAGGCGATAATTCTTGTCCATTTTCATTAGTTGGAATCCAAACTTCGCCACTAGATTTTGGTAAGTCAGCAAGTTTCTCTTCAAGAGATTTGCCTTTACCATTTCCATTGGCAGTATCGTTGGAATCAGAATCAGAATCAGAACTAGAGTCAGAATCAGAATCAGAATTTGTATCTGAATCAGAATCAGAATCAGAATCGCCAGTACCACTTTGAGAATCAGAATCATCAGAATCGCCATTATCAGATTTAGATTTTAAATCTTCGATAGCTTCGTTTAGTAAATCTTCATCGTTAGATAAAGTTCTATAAACTTGTTCCGCACTTTGTCCCTTATACCTCATGTCTAGTAATCCGTCTTTTGGAAGTTCCATGCCTAAGTCATATCTTATCCAAGAGTTAATTACATAGTCAGTAGCTATGTTCCAAAGTTCGTGATTTCGCTTCCCTTTTCTTAGCGGATGTTCCCATATAACATGACTTGCTTCGTGAACTAATACCGCTTGGATTTCATCATCTGATATTGATTTAACAAATTCATCATTCCAATAGATATTTACTCCGTCAGTAGCCATTGTTTGACATCGCTGATTATCCTCAATCAAAGTAAGTTTTAATAACATAGTTGCCATACCAACATTACCTTTCATAAGTTTCGCTCTCGCTTTAATCATTCGCTCTTCACTATTTTTCATAATTAATTCCTCCAAGAATTTGATTTATGAGTTTCTGTTTCGACCCTTTTGGGTCATCATCAGTTGGGACACACATCCCAAGACAGAAGCGATATAAAAATATTTACTAGTAAATAGTTTTACACCGCAACTCATTGGCTTACTTCTTATACATATCGTCTAAGAATCCGCCTTTCAATTCATCAACTGAATCTTTTAAATCATCCGCAAGTTGCTTTCGCTTCTTATCAGTATAATCATCATCATCACGAAGTGAATCGACATCATTTATTTTTGCAAAGACACTAACCAAATTTTGATGTGCTTCCGCTATCGTTTTGTCATTCCCTAGAATGTCAGCATTGATACTTGGAAGAGTATCTAAAAATTGTCTTAACTTATCAAAAGATGAGTTCTTAAAGAATCCGCCACCTTTTGTTTTTGGGTCATAAGATTTTAGCTTGTCAGCCAAATGTTCTACTGATTCCAAAAGAGTATCGACAGTAGTTCGTGTTATCGCTTCAACATTTTTAGTTGCTCTTTTTAATGCGTCTTGTTCAATCTTCTTGCGAAGTTTTTCAGATACATTTAAACGAACATCCTTGCTATTAAATTGTGGAACAGTACCAAGTTCAAAATCGAATCTAAACTTAGTAGCTATTACATCCTTATTAGGATAATCAGACAACTTAAATGCTTGTCCCAGTTTGTGTTTATTCGCTTCAATCAAATTTTCATAATTATCAAGAAATGAATCTACTTCCTTTTGGAAGTCAGACTTGGACTCGTTAGCCTTATCCATGAGTCTATCAAGTTCTCTGTTGGGGCATAGTCGCCACCCACTAAGAACCTTACCCTCATAGTCGCTAGTGTTATCATCCCAAGGGACAGTCATAGGATAAAAATAGTTATACCTAAACTGATTGATAATTCTACGAAAATACTTATTCGTTTCCTTACCAAAAATATACTTAGCAACATGAAGTGAATCATTGTTGGCTTCCTTGTCTATTGCAAGACCTTTTCTTAAATCCTTATCTGATTTAATACCGCTTGGATGTTTCGTTGTGAAACGAACTAAAGTAGCATTTTCAGATAAAGTATTTACATTATTATTTTTCATAATTCCTCCAAGAATTAAAATTAATAAATTCTGATTTCATCATTTTTGAATCGTCAGTTGGAATACACATTCCAATATCAGAATGAGCGGGAAAGGAATATTTACCAGTAAATAATAAATATTCCCTCCCAGTAATGTAAATTTAAATTTCTAAATCTTGGTTATCAATCTTGAACTTAGAATATACATCGCACTCTTTGAGTTCGCTTCTAAGTCCAGTAATTTTTCTAACAAAGAATATAGAAAATTCTACAGTTGAAAGTTGCTTTAAATAATTCAAAGCATTTTCAAAGTAGTCATAAACATTACTTTCACTTGCTCCATTAATTGCAGTTGTTAATGCAATCGTAGTCGCATAGCAAAGACCCGCTTCATCTATAACTTCAACATCTTTGCCCTTACATATATCAGATATGTTTGGAACATCATTTTGAAGTGAGATAAAGTTCATCAATTCAATAGCTGATTCTTGTCCAACATCGCCCTCGAATAATTTTTGCATTAATCGTTTAGGCGGATTCGTTTTCAAAGTATCGCTTAACCTTGTCCAACTTCTTGGACTTGGCTGTGGGTCGTTGCATTTAGGGTCGAAGTCCCATAATAGTTGTGGCATGAATCTAATAAGACCTTGAACATTTAAGTCAATGTCGTTCTTATCAGCCCACTCTAACCAGTCGTCCACATCGTGAGTAAACTGGATAGCAGTAGTTCTATCTTGACAATGCCTAAGTATCTTATTCGCACCGCTTCTATCAGTATGTCTATTACCCGCTAAGACAATTTTCCACCCACTAGGAAAAACATAATCGCCAATTCTTCGCTCTTCGTCTTTACCTTTTGGGTCGAGTAATTGTCCTATCGTTGCTTGGACAGATGAATGTGCTTGTGCAAATTCGTCTAAGAAAAATAGACCTTCGCCATCCCTAGGCAAGTTGCCTAGAAATGCTTTCTTTTGAGTTCCCTCTTCAATGTAAGGCAACCCTCCCAAATCAATAGATTCTACTAACCCAAGTCTAAAAGATATGAAACCAAATTCATCATCTTTTGGACTTACTGAATCAGTAAGAGTTCTATCATTCGCTAGTTCTTCCGCAATCTCTTTAACTATTGCAGATTTACCAACTCCAGTACCACCAATTAAGAAAGGAATATTGCTCCCTTTCAAAATATGTAGGCATGAAGTTTTTGCTTCGCTTGGTTTAAACATAATTAATTCCTCCAAGAATTTTAAGTTTGTTATTTGCTATCAGATTGATAGCACCAAGACACCCATATAGGGTCAGTCTATTACTAGATACTGGTTTAATGTTTCGACCTTATCTCAAAGGTCGTCATCAGTTGGTTTAAGCGAGAAGAAAAAATATTTACTAGTAAATATCTTTTCCTCCCCACTAGTCTTTAATAAGTTTTGATATATCTATCGAATACCTTTTCATGTATTTCGTTTTTAGAAATAAAAGTTTTTATTTCGCCTTGGTACTCAAAACCATTCACATTAAAATTATCAATGACTTCAGTTTGTCCCCAATTCTCATATAACTTATCTCCATGTCTCCCATTACCCATAGGCACTAGAAAATAAGCAGTATCATCATCTTTAACTAAGACATCCCCGCTTGATGTACTTCTTTTGTTATCCCAAGTACACCAGTTGTCATCTATATTTTGAGTAGAACGAAATGCTTCTTCTATAGAATCAGTATCAACTTGTGCTACACATTCATAAGGCTTTTCATTGTTACCCCATTCTTTTGCATGATATATTTTAATCATAATTTAACCCTCCAAGGTTATAGTTTCTTGAACCCCAAAATAGGATTCTCGTCAGCTTGTTAATTCAAGGACTGTTGGAGCAGTCCCAAAAGTTATATATCTTTAAGTGAGTCTTTATAAGTTCCTTTATCTATAAAGCAAAAAGATAATTTCCTTTTGGTTTTATGAGTCTTGCTTCTTCACTTTGTCACTTAGCTTTACACTCTCTCACACTAGCCACTTTCTTGGGCGGATTCAGATTTGCACTTCTTGGAGAACCTATACAAATCCTACTTCTAGAACCTCGTTCAACTTTACTCTTTTCAGAACCCTCTAGGGTAGTTGGCTATCTTTTAAAGTCATAATCGTTTTGGACTGTGTAAAGACATTATACATACTTTGCACATCATTTCTACACTATATTAAATATTTACCAGTACATATTATTCGATAGCATTTTGTGAGCATTATATTTTCTTCATATCTAAGATAAGATTTGTGCATGAGCGAAGATGAAAAACCAAATCTGAAAGTAGTCAAAAAAGAAATCGAGTTGACCATAAAGCAAAGGCAGTTCGTGGACGAAATTATTAAGGGCAAGTTGGGTAGTTATAAAGAAGCATATGCAAAGGTCTATGATGTTACTCTAACGAAGCAAGGGAAGATTCCTAAATGGGTAGAAGTCGAAGCGAGTAAGTTAGTTGCGAACCCTAAGATAGCAATAAGCATACAAAGAGCAATAGAACGAAAAGAGCAGTCAGCAGTTGCTAGTAGTCTTAGGACAAGGAACTATGTCATAGACCAACTTTATCGTGAGTCCAAAGAATCTGATTCTGATTCAGCTAGGATTCGAGCATTGGAATTGCTAGGCAAGTCAGTAAGTTTATTCAGCGATGTCGTTGAAACCAAAGAAGCAAGAACAAGCGATGAAGTTGAACGAGATATCGAAGAGCGAATACAAGCATTACTTAATAAACAATAGACAATCATCAACCAACTATCTAATAGAGCAATATGCGTTATGTGTGTGTGCTGTATATAGTGTAATTTTCGTATGCACTATATATAGGGTCAGACACAAGATATGGTATTCCAGATTGATCCTCGAAACACTAGATATTGTGTTTGGATTCCGCCACTATTAATGACCCCACTCCCCCCTTTTTTGCAACACACTACCTGACTATCATATATACATAGTGATTTGCACATTCATATACCTAATTTCATATGG